AAGTAAAGTTAATTAATTTTACTTAAGTTTTTAACTGAATTAGTATATTTGAAATATTGGTACTCAGTAGCATTTTACCTTGTTTTATGCCTGAAGATTTAAGCCAATTTTCCCAAATAAATTTCAGCTTTTCAATTTCATTTAAGTCAGATGATTTAGGGCTAATACCAACAACATTCACTTCCGTATTTGCCCAATTTTTAAGAATAGGAATAATTCCCATTTTCTTCAAAACAAACACTTCTTTCCAATTATTAACATTTAATTGTGATAAAAAATGTGTAGAAGTTGATTGATTACCAACATGTTTTATGTTCGGATTATTTTCAAAATCAAAATAGCCATCTGTGAGAACATATACTTTATTGGCTTGATTTGTTTTAATATCTGAACTAAGGTAATCATTAAAATACTTCCATAAATCGCAACCAGCATATTGGTTTTTATTGTTGCTGATATATGCTTTGGTGTATAAATTATTGACTGTAGTTTGAAATTTTGAGCTAAAAACTTCAACAGCTTTGCGTTTTTGCAAAATAGTTACATTCGCTAAATCAATTATCAATTCGGCTTCAAATTGATTTTTATCATAAGGCACAAATGACTGTGGAGCAATTACAATTTTAAATGAAGCATTTGAATTGATAAACATATCTTTCTTTACCTCAGCATAAAACTTATCATAGATTGCTTTAATTACAGCTTTATCTTGCTCTATTTGTCCTTTTACCGTAATTCTATCGCTTAAATCTAATAGAATCACATAATTGTTACTAGTTGCAAAACCAGAAATAGAAATGCAAACAAGAATAATAGAAACGATACTTTTGAAGAAATTTGTCATAATAGAATAATTTTAGGGTTAAATTGAAATAATTTAAAATCAATACCTGTGCTCTACCTGAGCTCGTTCACCTTACAGGTATTGATAAAGTTTACTCTTGAACAAAGTAGTAATGAAATACCCACTCCTTGGTATCACTTAATCGAAGAAATACCTGCAATAAACCTCCGCTAATAAATGCTTCCCATTGTCTATCAGCTTTTATAATAAACTTTTCATTATATGCTTTTATAAATTCATGCTTATACTCGTTGGTTGGTACAAACATACAGTATGTGTTAATATTATTTTCAAAATAAAAAGCTCTAAATCCTAACTCATCTTCAACAGTATAATACAAATCTCCCTTTAAAATTTCGGTTTTATAATTTGGACATTCTTTCTTAAAAAAATTCAAACTTTTCCCGATCATTGCTTGTGAATGAGCTGATACTCCAATCAAGCTCAAAATCAATACTATAATTACATTTTTCATTTGCTATTTTTCAATTAATTGCTCAGTATTACTATTTGCATCGGTTGATTTATTGCTCAAAAATTGAGTATAAACTTTACGAGTATTTAAAATTTGCTCTTGTGGTACTTTTCGAGCTGACAAATAATTTAACCAACCAGTTGTAAATGAATCCAGACTCTTAAGTACATCTTCTACATTACTGTGTAAATACTCAATTCTATTTTCTATTTTTTTAATGGCTGTTTCAATGGCTGTAACTTTCTTTTTTATTTCAGAAATCTTACTTTCAACCGCAACTATCTCTATATCAATTTGAGTAATTCTATTTTTTAAAGTTTCAACTTTAATTTTTAAGCCTTTGTGTGGATTCTTTTTTTCTAATTCAGCTTTTAGTTTAGCTATAGATTTTGCAAAACCATAATATCCGAAAAAGCTAAATATGGCAATTGTGAGACCTTCAAATGCTAAATCTTGCATGTTTACTTCTAAACCCATGGCAGTTTTTATATCAGCAACTTGATTTTCAATTACAAATGCCATAATAAAATCAAAAATTAATACACCAATTAACCACCATTTATTTTGAGATTCTAAATAAGTAGCCCCAAACAAAATCACGGCTGCCAACATGATACTTACTACTGATGAAAATATATTTGTAAAGTTTACCCTTGCAAATAAACTCATCATTGAGCCTACATTATCAGCTGTAATGGCATTGATATTTAAAGTATTAAAAAACACCAAATTGGTCATACATGCATATAAAAACATCCCTCCTATTAAAAATACAAGTCCGAATACTGAAAATTGAATCACAGAAAATAGGCTAAATTCTGATTCTTCTTCTGATTTTGCTTGTGAAGTTTTTAGTTCATCAATCTCATCTTCAAGGCGGATTTTGTTTTTCTTACAAAGTTCAAGCTCTCCTTTTTCAAGTTGGGTAATATCAATTTGATATTGATTTAAGGTTGACTTTTCTTCTTCAATTTGGTTGATTAAAGCTAAAATTTCATCACGTTTATTGTTTTGCTTATGGTCAGCATCAAGGAAATGACCGTTTTTGATTAACTCTAAATGTGAAACAAAATTTTCTAAATTCCCACCAGCCAAACCTGCTTGCTCAAAACCATAATCCGTTAAATGCTCACGTTGTGGAGTGAGTTTTGAGATTGGTTCAGAGTAGGTAGCTACAGCTTCCTTTTCGGTAGTATCATCATTAACTTTTTTGGTGTATAATGATTTTATAAAACCAGTATTTGGTTTGTGGGTTGATGATTGAGTAGCTAAGTCTGCCACTTGGCTATCCATATTTTTGATTAAAATGTCTAAAAAACTCATAGTATATATCTTTGTTTGATTTGATAGAACAAAGATGAATACTATATGTGTGGTAGAAGTGCAGAGATGAAAAAATAAATATTAAAGTGGGAAATAGCACCCACTTTTGAGCAAGTATTAAATTATTTTATAAACTGAAGAACTAAAGAAACAACTGAAATAAAAATTAATCCAAAAATCAATATTTTATTTTGATTCAATTCTTTTTTTAATTCTCCATTTTCTAATTTGATTTCATTTGTGGATGTAATAATTTCAGACAATTTCAAATCTTGTTTTTCAATAGATTTAGCAATCTCAAGTTTATTTAAATCAATTAATTCACTCTGTTTCTTAACTAAAAGCTCCAATTCTGAATTCTTTTGTAAAACAGAATTCAAAGTTTGTGATTGATTTAAAATAGTCTGATTTACAGTTGCTATTGATGAAAAAATATCAGATAATGTTTTTTGAAGTTTATCAAAATGTTTCTCTAAATCTACATTTTCAATTCTTTTAATTTCAACACTTAATGCTTCAATTTTTATCTGAAAATCTTTAGTTTTTTCACCAATTTTAGTAAGTTCTACTGCTAAATCTGTTCTTGTTTTTTCAATAAACACATTTTGTAATTCATTGAAAGATGCAGTGAAATCTGTGCTAACTAATCGAGTAATTTCTACATCTAATTCAGAAATTTTATCTGTAAAATCTTTAAACTTTGATGTTAGTAAGGAGTTATTGCCATCTAAATAGGTATTTATCGCAACACTAAAAGATTCAGATTGAGCCTTAAAACCTTCAGTTATTTTTTGAAAGTTTTCTTCAAAAGCCAATGGAATTACTTCAGACTTTGTTTTTATACTAACTATATCTTGATATAATTTATCTAAATCTTTAAGTTTTTCACTTAATGCATACACATTTTCTTGTGATAGCTTTATGATTTCATCGTAATTAGGCATAAATCTCAGTTCTAAATTTATTGTTTGTAATTAGTTTATCTATTGACATAGTTTGCATTTCTATTAAAATCTTATTTCTAATTAATTTAATATCCAAGAATGATTTATTTTCCTTTTGAATATTTTTTTCTAAAATATCAAAATAATAATTAAAAATTGGCTCAATAGTCTCAAATTTATTTTTGTGAAACTCCGAATCATTATATATATTAATAAAACCAATTTCAAGATCTTCATTTGCTTCAGAAATATACGATTCATTATTTACTGAATACATTGAAAAAGCTTTCAATAACCTTAACAACCATTCTTTTTTCAAATCAGTTTCACTCAATGAACGTAAGATTTTTTTGCAAGAACCCATCATGTGTTTATAATTGTTCTGTTCTGTACCTTCCAATTTAAATACTCCTAAATTTTCTTCTGTACCTAAATACTTATATAATATTTCTTCCTTAGTAAGCAAAGTACCTTTATAATCATCTAAAAGAGAATATGGTTTTCCTTCTATTTTAAAACCACTTCTTGCATATTTTGCATTAAAGTAAAAAAATATTTGCTCTTTGATAAATAAATTTTGCTGAAAACTATCTTCAATATAGTTGGTTTCAGTAACACTTTTAATTAAAATACTTTCAATTTCATCTGTTGCCCTTTTTCTTTTATCAGCAACTTCTTTATAAGAAAACTCAGATAAAAAATATAGACATTCAAGAATTTTATCGGTTAGTATTTCATGTTTTGTTAATCTTTCTTTCAGTTTCCAAATACTTTCTAATGCAGAATTTTCAGACAAATAACGTCTTAAATAAATTTCAATTTCATCAATATAGGGCTCAATTGAATTATATTTCCTAAATGTACATTTGTAAAGATTATTTTTATTGTAATCAATTTCATAATCAATTAATAAACCTATTGAATGCATACGATAAATCAATCTTCCAGTGTCACTAGAAGTCTCTCTATCTCTATTATAAACGAAAAGTAAATCATCTTTAACTTTACCAGAAATTCCACTTAGTCTTTTAACATCTTTTTCTTCTAATTGAAAAAGAAAATCTTGAAAGTCATTTGAATATAAATAAGCCTTATGAACCCTTTCTAGATTTGTATCGTTACCAAAATTTGGATTTTGTGCAGGATTAACATTCAAAAGTTGACAAATAACTAAACTTGCATCTGTATATTTTTTTTCTGCGGTAATAATAAAATTAAATTGTTCAGTTTCACATTTATCAAATTCATTTATTAAAGTATCTTGATTTTGTATTTCAATAAATCCCCCACCAATAATTTGAAATTCTTTGACTTTAAATAAATTTAATAACTGACTTTTCTCAATATCAACCCCTTTAAAAGTTAATTCGTGAAAGTAATCATGAATATTTCTATCATGATATTTTTGAATAATAAATTTATAATTATTATCATTATCTTTTTCTTTTAATTTAGATTTCAAATCTAATATACTTGAATCAGATAAAATATTATACCTAGTATTATCTCTTCTTTGTAAACTAAAATCTGTATTATCTATCTTGTTTATTGCTTCTTCATAAGTAGAAAAATTCACATCAATAGGAGTAGATTCAATCCAAACTTTTTCAAATTCTTGTCTAATAGATTTCCTCGTTTCCTTGTTTTCAGTGAGTAGTTTTAAATTCATATTTTCTCTAAAAAACTTATAGACATCAAGTTTAACAAATCTGCTTTTAGAAATTAAAATATTTGCAATTGATATTTTTTTATCTCTACCAGACCTGCCAGCTTCCTGAACTAAACTTTCTAAAGATCCAGAATAAAAATAGTGATAAGTAGAACGAATATCTTTTTTATCAATCCCCATCCCAAAAGCCTTTGTACAAACAATATGTTTAGTTTTATTTGTAGTAAAATTTTCAAAATGTTTATGCACATCTTCACCAATTTGATCATCATCACTTGCAAAAAAGAATCCTTTTGAATTTGAGTCTAATTTTGATTCTACATATCGTACTCCATTTTTATTAGACCAATCTCCATTATTATCTAGTTTTTCTCCTATTACAGGGCAAAATACAATTGAGAAAAAATCATTTTGAGAATATGTTTCTAAAGGTTTTTCAATTAAATATCTTGAATTGTATTCGAATGTTATTTTCGCATTATCATTTAAATCTTTGGTTTCTTTTGTCGCAAAATCTTTTTTATCAAATTCTTCAAAATGATGTTTCTGTGAACGTAAAAGCAAATCTGAATTATTTATAATTGATAAATTCTTTCCAATATTTTGAAAATCTTTATTCAACTCTTCCATTCTATTTTTTCCAGAAACATCAATTACTCTAAAAAATAATTCTGGTCTAATTGTATTTTCAATCAAGATAATTGCATTAGCAATATCATTATGCTCAATTTTTAACTCCCTTTCAATATCAGTTAATACATCGAATGAAGCAGTAGCTGTTAAGCCTATAAGTGTAACGGGCTTTTTACTTTTTGTAGTTGCAAATTTTTGGGCATTTTTCCCTAACATCAAATATGTAGTTCTAAAATCGTGCCCCCATTCAGAAACGCAATGCACCTCATCAATGACACAATATGAAAAAGCCAAACCAAATTTATTAGAGTTAATATTTTTAATTATACTCCTAAAATCTTCCATTACAAACCTTTCAGGAGAAACAAATAAGAACATGGTTTCACCAAATCTAAAATCAATTAACTTTTTAGTTTTGTCTTGTCTTTTATCATTTGAATTAATATACTCACAACAGTCAATCCAATTCTCCTTCAAAACTCTTACTTGGTCTTCCATTAAAGACTTTATAGGGTCAACTACTAAGCATAAACCTGGCTGAAGAAAAGTTGGTAATTGAAAAGTCAAAGATTTACCACCACCTGTTGGGAGTAAACCAATAACAGGCTTTTGTTGTAAAGCTCTTGAAATAATAGGTAATTGTCCTTCTCTAAATTCTTTTTTTCTAAAAATATTTTGAATAAAAAAGTTAATATGCTTTTCATTTTCCTTAATTGACTTATAAGAACCATCATCTTGTTTTTCAACTAATTGCTTATAATTTAGTATATCTGAACAATATATTTTTCTTCCGTAGCTAGTGTCAAAATAATGAGATGACCTTATTTTTATTGCATTTTCGCAAATAAAATCGTTTTCTTTATAAATATTTGAACGTCTTAATATTGCATGGTCAATTACAATATCAAATGTATTTAATTTAAAATATTCTTCATTTTGTCTATTAGCGTCTAAGTGCAATCTTTCGTCTTTAAGCCAATTTTTATTATCAAAAATTGTTAAATCAAACTTTGGCAAAATTAAATTATCATCTTTTTCCAATAACGAATTAATGTTATTTATAAAATCTTTTAATGATTTTAAAGCTATTGCACCACATGGAAAATCTCTCTCAACAATAGCTATTTTCAAACATTCTTTTTTTATTAAATCTGGTTTTCTAATTAAAAGCTCAATTAATGTTTTTTGTATTCTTGCAACAGCTAATGGTATAAATATCAAAGAAAATTCATTTTCAAATGCAATTGTTTCTCTATTGTAGTTAATGTTAAATATTTTAAAAATATCCTCTTTTAAAAAATCATTCATTAAAGGATTTAATCCTAATTCTTCATAAGATTGTCTTAAAGTTTCAAAATCTTTTTCATCCGCTACATTATCTCTATACCTATCGTAATATTTAAAATCTTGTCTTTTATGGTGTGGGCCATCAAATTCAAAAATTAAACCTTTTCTTAGTTTTCCATTTAAGGAATTAGAAATAATTTTATAAGGAAATTCAAATGAAAAATCTAAAGTTTTACCTCCTGCAAGTTTTTTATCAATTGTCGAAAAATCTCTTTGAGATTGTAAAATTTGCTTTGCAAATGGATAATCTTTTAATGTTTCATCTAAAAATTTCCATTCAGAGAAACTTCCTGGTAAACCTCCATATTGTTTTTGAGAAATTTCTAATTTGGGTTCCAAAATATGCAACAATTCAAATATAGTTTCAAATTCTATATCTTTATTGGCTTTGGAAAAGTCAAATTCAAACTCTCTTTCATTAGGTTTTGTAATACCAATTTGCGAAAAAAGTTCTTCAATAAAAACAGGTAATCTAGTTGGTAACCCTCTAGTTATAATATTATTTATAGTTGCTAAAACTGGGTTTATTTTATGGAAATCTACGCTTAAATTATCCTTAAAATTTACATCAAATGAAGATACATACTCCAGTAATCCATCAATTTGAAGAAATTTATAATTATCTTTTTCATTATATTTATCTAGTTTAGCTTTATAATCAATAATTACTTTAGCTATACTATCTGCTATATATCCTGCTTTAAACTGCATAATTTTAAAATTTTAATTTAAACATAAAAACAATCATATTCCACCTCAAACATTATCCTTTACCTTATCAGCTACCCCTCTAACCAAAGCTAAAACAGTATCAAAAGTGGCGTGTTTTAGAAAATCGTGTAAACGTTTATTCTCATTTTCAATACTTTTAATTCTAGTTATTCTATGCGAACTCTCGTTTCGTATTAATCTTAAACTATCAATATTATATCCAGTATAATCTTCTTTACTTTTAAACTTATAGAATGTTGCATTAAATGCAAATATTTTTGCAGAAATAGTAATATCTCCCAAATTTCGTTCTTCTTTTCGTTTAAAATTTGTTCCCTCTATTGATTCTAAATGAGCCAAAATACGCTCTATGGTTTTGTATTTTTCGTGATAGTAAAAGTTAATTAGATTTTCAATTTGATAAAAAGCGTTAATAATGTAGTTGTATAAACGAAGCATTTCGTCTTTTTCTACTAAATCATATCTAGCATTTTCCATTCTTAAATTATCCAATTCAAGTCGTTTTCTTAAAAGTGTATGTTTTATAAAACTGTAATCAATAGATAGTTCTGGTGAAATATTTAGAAAATCTAAAATTTTAAAAGTATCTTTTTTTAAATCGAGCAACAGATTTTTATTGGAATAGGGGTTTATATCTCTAAAAACTCTATTTTTTAGTTCTTCCTTAAACCATTGGTTTCCATCTTCTTGCGAAATTTCAAATATAAAATCAAGAAGTTTAGTTAATTGCTCTTTTTTTTCTTTACTCATTTTTACTTTGGTGTATATAATTTCATGGCTTTATGTAAACCATATTTTAAAAGTACATCTAAAACTTCATTTAAATGTTTTGTCCTCTGTATTTTTTTTATATTATCTAACTCTTCAAGAATCCTTTTATATTCTTTTATTTCCCTTGTATCTTCAAAAGGAGAATATAAAATGTTACTTTGATTAGTATTAATTTTAGGTGGTTTTGTTAACTTATCAAACCTGCTTTTCAAACCCAAATAAGTAGCATTATCATACCCTTTTACCATTTTTAGGTATTCGAGTTTGCCAGCAATTACTTGCATCATATTAGGTAAGGTATCTTTTATATGCCCTTTGTCTTTTAAATATTCTGGTAAAAAATAGCCATTAGCTCTTTCAAAACCATATCTTTCCCAAAGGTATAACCACATTCTCAATGCTTTAATGTAACGTAATGGTACATTGGCTTTTTCGTTCACAATTAAGCCAGTTACTTCTTGTTTGTAACCATGCTTTTGTAAACGTGTTTTTGCTTCTTTTATATGAAAGTTTTGGGCCTTAATAATACGATGTAGTTCTATCAAAAAATCGCTATCTTTTTGATAAACATTGTGTAATGAACTAAAGGTAATATCATCAGCATAACGAGAGTAACGCAAACCAAACCTTTTTGCTACAGCTGTTAAATAAAAATCTAATTGTTGGCAAATAATATTGGTTAATGTTGGTGAGGTTGGTGCTCCCTGTGGCAATACTTTTCGGGTTTGTATTTCCCAGTTTTGCGTATCGTTATTCCAACGCTCTACTTCCATTTGGTGACAACAAATATTAGCTATTACATTGGCTAGTAAAGTAGTTCCGTTAGCATCATTTAAATTAAATGGTGCTAATTGAAGTCGAGCTCTTACCCTAGCCTGTTCAATACTTGGGAAAAAATCTTTCAAATCGATATTATACACATAATGCATGTTGGTATGCACTTTGGCATTATCAACTATTGATTTGTTGGGTACAAAACCTGTGGCTGCTTTGCTTTGATGGTCTTCATAAACAATTTGTAAAACAAGGTTTAAGCATTTTTGAATTTCTTTTAAGCCTTTGTTTGGTGCATGAATGGTACGTGTAGCTCCGGATTTCTTTTTTATTGAAAACTTAAAATATCTGTTTTCATTCAACTCAAAATGAGCATGATAATTCAATTGTTTTAATTGAAATGGAAATAATTTTTCACCATAAAGCAATTCTTTTGCAATATTTAATAGTACCAAAAGGTCATCTTTGGTTTTCAAATTTGCAAATGCAGATTTAATTTGGGCTTTATTTTCGGGTGAAATTTCCATTTGGACAATAAAAATTAAAGTGCCTTATCTATTCATCGTGTTTTCTTTTTATATAACATATCAACAACATTTACGCTTCACAATCAGAACATAAGGAAAGGCATCAACAATGATAATAATCAATAATAGATCAATATCATCAACAAGAACATTCAACTCCGCTCTCATTCCTTTCCCTTTTTTCATTTACCCAAGCGTAATGTCACGGAACAGTATTACCGTAGAAACATTCATTCATCACTTGCGTGAAGAATACCAACCGATTTGCAACCTTGCGGTAGCCAGTTGGCAAAATTCAAAATCATAGATGAATTGATATAGGCACTTTAATGGTTTACAATTATACTTATTTTATTCAATATTTAATATGACAAAACTGTATTTATTCTTTTTAATTCAAGTTTAAGCAATTACAATTAAACTTTTAATCTCTTTAACTGATTCTTTTGCTAAAATTACTTAATTAATAAAAACGCTATTTCGTTTTGACTTTACAAACATAATAAGTATCTATGCATTCAATCTGCACAAAAGAAAAGAGATTATAGATTATAGATATTAGACTTAAGATTAAGTCTCTTTTTGAACTACTCGAAATTTTCGAGTAGTTTGATTATCTTATATTTCTTTAGAATAATAGGTAATTTAAACAATAGGTATCTATGCAGAATAACCAACAAATAATAAACTAATTTATGGCAATTACAAAAAATGCATATATCCGTTACCAAATTTTAGATAAATGTTTTAGAAATACAGGTAAACAATATTCTGCTAAGTTACTTTTGGAAGAAATCAACAAGGTATTATTAGAAATGAATCCTGATGGAGAAGGTATAAAAGTTAGACAATTATATGATGATATCGCTTTTATGAAGTCGGAAGAAGGGTTTCAGGTTGAATTTAAAGAAGAGTTTAAAGATGGTAAAATTCGATACTATCGTTATGAAGATCCAAATTTTTCAATTACTAACTCAGCAATCAAACCACAAGAAGCCGAACAAATTAAATCTGCATTGATGGTACTTGATAGATTTAAAGGTTTGCCTCAGTTTGAATGGGTACAAGAGTTGATTCCTAAATTGGAGACTTCATTTGGATTTAAATCTAGTAATCAAGAAATTATATCATTTGATGAAAATGTAGACTTAGCAGGTTTACATTTTTTAGGTGATTTATTTAATGCTATTCATAACAAAAAAACACTAAAACTTACCTATCAATCATTTAAAAGCGAAACACCATTTATTCATATCATTTCTCCCTATTATTTAAAACAGTATAATTTGCGTTGGTTTTTACTAGCCAAAAGCACTCAATTTGATACCATTAGCAATTTTGCTTTAGATAGAATAGTGTCTAAAGAGGAATGTGATGAAAAATACGAAGAAACAGAAGTAAATTTTAGAGACTATTTTGAAGAAATGATTGGCGTAACCAAACATGATGGTGCAGAGTCTATTGATATTCAACTGTTTTTTGAATCTAGTTTAGCACCTTATATCATTACAAAACCTATACACGTTACACAAAACATAAAGGAAAGACTAGAAAATGGAATAATAGTTAAAATCAATGTGATACCAAATTTTGAATTAGAAAAACTTATCTTATCGCATGGCGAAGGGTGCAAAGTAATTAGTCCTGAAAGTTTGGTTTTAAAACTTAAAGAAAGAGTTAAAAGTATGATGGAAAATTATGGTTAGTCGTGAAACCAACCTAATTATTATCGTTTTCTACCATTATAAACTTCATTTCTAATTTCATCAAAAGTTTTAATTTTACCTGAATTAAGCCAGTTTTCTAAATCATCTAGTTTAAAGTAATTCTTTCCAGACTTTTTTATAAATGGTATTTGACGATTTGAAGTGTAAGCATATAATGTTTGCCTTGCAATACTTAAAAATTTACATGTTTCTTCAACGGTTAAGAACTTTTTTGAATTTTCAACAATTGAATCATTCTGCCTATTTTGATTTAAAATTTCAGATAAAGCATCTTTAATTAATTGAGACAATTCTTCTTTTGTTGTAATAATAATTTCAGTTGACATTCTAAATAAATTTTAATTATTTACGAATATACAACCATAGCAATTTCTGTATGGAGCTTGGCAATTAAATAATTTATTCTAGTAATTTCATCAATTGTTAAGTGGCGAATAGTTCCATTTTTAAAGCACTCTCCTATTGCTAATAATGGTTTTTCAATATTGAATTGATGAGTTAATGATTGATGTTTTTGTTTGAGTGCATCTATGATTTCCAAATTATTAACAACACTTTCAACTTGTAAATAATTACATAGTAAGCTTTTACTAATGTGTGGCAACTCAAAATTTGTGATAACATACACTGCTAGGTTTTCAAAATAATCTAAAATAATGCTGTCTGATGGTAAATCAAACGATTGACCAAACATCATCAACATCCTAGTTTCATCTAGTTGTTGAGAAATTGCTTCAAATGTCTCTAATCCCATACCTTAAACCTTTAAAACGAACAATAAAATATCAAATACTAAAACTGTAACGTTAAAATAAGCAATTTAAATAAAACTAAACAAATTTTATTGACATTTTTTCATTCTCGCTAATTGAGAATAACGTATAATAAATTGCAGAAATTTGAAAATATCATAAATATGAAAGCAAAAGACCATACAAATTCGGGAAATGAATCAAATTCTAATCAAGATGTACAAACAGAATCTAATTCAGAAAAAGAAATCGACTATTTTGGATTTGATGCTTATTTGTTGGCAGAAGATGTAAAAGAAACAATGTCAAGCCTTACAGCTAAATATAGTAATTTAGCAAGCGAAGCAAGAGAAAATGGAGACAATGAGTTAGATGATTTTTATCAAAATAAAGCTATAGAAACTCACTTAATATATAAAGAACTTAAATTAAATCGTAATAAAGTTTTAGTTAAAGTTGAAGTAGAAAAGTATAAGGAAATACTTAAAAAGTTAAGAGAAGAGTTTCATTACAAAATGACATTTGACTAACTGACCGAAGAAACACAATTTTCAAAAGAGAGATACAATATCTTAAATAGCTCTATTCCGTTATCTGAATCTGAGCAGGAATTATTAATGCAAGACATGAAAAAAAAGTCGGAATGGTTGAAAATGCAATTCAACATAAAAAATTAAATATGGAAAAAGAAATAGACTATTTTGGATTTGAAGCCTTTGAATTAGCAGAAGATTTGAAAGAAATAATGCCAAGCCTTACTGCTAAATATAGTAATTTAGCAAGGAAAGCTAGAGAAAATGGAGACATTGAATTAGATAGTCTTTATCGAAATAAAGCTATCGAAACTCATTTGATTTATGAAAATTTACAAGTAAATCAAGATAAAGATTTTGTAAGAGTTGAAGTAGAAAAATATAAGGGAATACTTAAAAAGTTAAGAGAAGAGTTTCCAAACAAAAAGTCATTTGATTGACTGACCGAAGAAACACAATTCCCAAAAGAGAGGTACAATATCTTAAATGGCTCTATACCTTTAACGGAAGAAGAAAAGGAATCATTAAGGCTAGACATGAAAAAGGCGTCGGAATGGTTGAAAATGAAACTCAACATAAAAAATTGAAAATGAGCGACATATTTAATAAAATTATAGATGCTGGTAATGTAGCAATAAAACGTGTTCAAGAAGAAAAACACGCTAAGGGACTTCCTTATGTGGTTTTTGATTCAGAATCAAATGATTCATTGTTCGTTTTGCCAAATGGGAATAGAGTTAAAATTAAACGATTTATGAAAAATAGTTAAAGTGATTTTGATAAAGCAGAGTTGATTAAATATTCAAACGAACTAAAAGAATTAAGAAAATGGAAAATTTAGATTTATTAGGAAATGATTTGTGTTTAATAGTAGAAACACATGAAGAGTTGATTAATAGCCTTATTGGTTGTTATTCGTTTGGCTGCACAGGGTTTGGGTAAACAATGGAAAATGAAACAAGAAAAGCTTTCGCCACGTTATACCACTCGTTTTGATGAACTTTTAACGATAAAAATTTAGAATATGTGTTTTCATAATTCACTCACCACCGAAGCCAAAAAACTTGAAAATCGTTTTAAAGCTGAGTTGAAAAACAAATATGTTTATAAGCCAATTTTTCATGCCAATGGATTTGATTTTCCTAAATGGTCGGTAATAACTACACCAGGAGTAATCGATTCAATGTCGTGGGGTTTGATACCTAATTGGGTGAAGGATAGCACAAAAATAAATGAGTATAGGTCTAAAACCTTGAACGCACGTTCAGAAACAGCTTTTGAATTACCTTCATTTAAAACAGCGATTCAATCAAATAGGTGTTTGGTTTTGAGTGATGGATTTTATGAATGGATGACATTTAACAAACAGAAATACCCTCATTACATCCATTTAATTGACAATGAGCCATTTGCAATGGCAGGCATTTATGATACTTGGAAAAACCCACAAACAGGCGATTTTATACAATCTTTTTCAATACTTACATGTGAAGCAAACCCATTAATGGCTCGTATTCATAATGAAGGTAAACGTATGCCTGTGATTTTAACACCTGAAAATGAATCACTTTGGTTAAATAATTCTCTTACTCAAAATGAAATACTTTCATTTGCTAAACCTTTTGATGAAAATTTGATAGAGGCTTATACAATTTCTAAACTTATCTCAACCAAAGGTGCAAATTCTAATGTTGAAGAAGTTAGAAGTAAGTTTCTGTATAGTGAGTTGGAGATGAGGTTGTTTTGAAATATACATTATATTTTATAATGCTTTTTTACGTAAATAACCTATATTTTCTTAAGCTAAAAGTATGACAAAGATTAAGGTTTAAATTAGGTAATGACTTACAACTTTGAAATCTATTATTTTATATGTTAACTTTACAAAAAAGTTATTTAATATTTATTTATGAAAGAAAAAATAAATACACTTTGGGAAAATCTTAGAGAAGTAAATAATATCAAACTTCTTCAATCAAAATATAAAAGCCCTATAAATCTTGACCCTGATGAATATCGAATTGACGACCTTGGAGCTATAATTAAAAAAAGTGAATATGGTAATCAAACAGAATTCGGATGGACCATTGACCACATGTTTCCTTTAAGCAAAGGAGGTGACGACAATATTAGAAATCTTCAATTGTTGCATTGGAAAAATAATGAACTAAAAGGAGATGATTTTCCTACGTTTAGCTGGGACACTTCAATTAACTTAGATGGAGATAGAATTACAAATGATTCAAAGCTAAGAATTAGAGCAACATTTACTGGCAGTTTTGTTGATTCCCTTTCTGACATTTACCCTAATATTATGCAATATTGGGTTTCACCATTGGAACAAGTTTAATAAAATTTAACACAAATGAGAATAAATAATTGTTTGAGATAATTATTTAATTTCAATGATTTCTAATTTTCGTTTTTTTTAGATAATTAAAACAGGTCTTTAAACCTGATATTTAATTACTAAAAATCCCCCCATAACAGTAAAATTCACTCCCAATGCCTACAAATTAACAGTACTTGCAGAAAAATTACATATCTGCAAGTACTATGAAAACGCAAGACATCATTTTCCAAGGATTAGTAAACTGGTCTAAAGTTGAAAACTCTAAAATCAAAGACTTATACGATAATCTAGTTATAGCAACCTCCAATTTTTCTAGCATTGATTCCGAAAATCAGGCTTCATTAAATACCCTTATCAAAGCTTTAGAATCCAAGTTTCCAACTTCACTTGGTGAAGAGAAAAAAGAAGAAACCGAACCTATTATTCAACCAAAAGTAGTTGAAAAAAATACTCAAAAAGTTGAAGAAACACCAACTATCAAACCTGAACAAATCATCCTAAACACCATCACAGACAAAGCTTCTACCAAAAAGAAGTTTGAAAAGTCTATGAAAACGTTGGTGAAAGGTAATCCCAAAGATTTGGTATCGGGTTACAAAGAAATCTATGAGCTTTACAATAAACAAATCACCCAAGACGAATTAGATGCTTGGTTGTATGTGTTTCCAAAACATATTCTAAACCAATATTTTGAACCAAAATCTACTCCAGATGAATTGATTGCCAAAGGTTTGTTGATGTACGATGTTTCTAATCCAAACAACATTAAATTGGCTTATCGTTATTTGTATTTGTCTGGTGATGTGGCTAAAACATTGGATTCTGTTGCAAGATTAGTTTTACAGAAAAACCCCAATGAAAGTACGAAGATTTCTGATTCACAATTAAATTATCAAATTGCAGAATTACAAAAAGTATTGCCTGTTGCAAAACGTATTGATGCTGTTAATCCTGATGATAAAATCTATTTAGTCCCTCATAATGAGTTTTGTAAAACATATTTGATTACCAAACTTCGAGAAGGTAGTAAACTATTTTTCAATGGTGCAACTAGTTTGTACGAAGTATTTTTACTGTTTTTAAGACGTTTGCAAGAACGTGAATTTACTGGCTCATTCAGCAAAGAAGATGTGCTGAAATACGTTGAAAACAAACGTTTACTTTTGTCTGAAATTGAAAAGCGTAGCATTGCCGAAGAAAAGCAAAAAGAACTTATTGAAGACCGTAAACAAAAAGCCAAAAATGAAGGTGACCGCTTGTTTACCAAGTTCCTTGAAGAAGAATTACATGAACATGATATTCAAATTATCAATGCGGAATGGAATAGAAAATTCAATGGTGTAGTAGAAACCGATTGGAACAAAATCCCTGTTACATTCGAGTTTTCACAAGTCTTTAAAGGTGGTGACCCATTGTTACTTACTACTACTCAAAGAAATGGTGTTGCTTACCGACAAGTGAAAAAATCTGCCATGTTGGGCTACGATGTTGGAGTCGGTAAAACCATTACTTCTATCGCTTGTATTGCCAATGCTTTTGCAATGGGCGATGCTAAACGTGCTTTGGTGGTTGTTCCTGATGCTACTTATAAAAAGTGGATTATGGAAATCAGCGGTGGTTATGATAAAGACGGATTTTGGATTTACGGAGCTGTGCCTAATGTCAATCTTTTGGCTTGGGGGAATCTAAATACTGAAATCACTTTCAATGAAATACGTGATTATTCTGAACCTGAAAAAGCTTTAATAAATGATTTAATTCTCTCTAAAAAAGAGTTAGCAAGATTACTTGGAATGCAAGAATACTTCGCAGAACATTTCGATGAACTTTGTGATAAACTTGTGGCAATTCTCTACAAACTTTCAGATAATAAACTATTATATCCTGACCTCATTACAAAGTACAAAAGTCTTAAAATTGAGAAAGTTAAAAAGCTAGATGCTAAAATTATTTGGAAAGGTATTGTTGATACCAAAGTCGAAATTGAATCAGAAATTAATATTGCCATTTACAATCTTGGAGCTATTAAACCTATTCCAGAAAACACAATCATTTTGGTGAATTATACAGGAATGGTGAGAATTGGCTTGAATGATAATTCCCGTTCTGTGTTGAGAGATGGACTTTATACTGTGCTTTCACAAGGTGAATTAAAACCCAAAGAAGAAGCACAATTGGTGAAAAAGATTGATGAATGTATTGGTACATCAATGCGTGATGCCAGGTTAATGATTGATGACATGAAAGTGGACATGCTTGTAATTGATGAAGCCCACAACATGAAGAAATCATTTACTAGAGTAGCTGGAGATGTCATTAAAGGCAATGATGCTGGATTGGATAAATCTGGTTATGTAAAAAGGGAAACAGCCCGATATAATCTTGATTCTGGTCAGCCAAGTAACCAAGGGATTCATGCGTTTTGTTTATCTCAATACATTCAAAAAGTGGCAAAAGGTTGTAATTTAATGTTAACCGCTACGCCTTTTACCAATTCACCATTGGAAGTTTTCTCTATGCTTGCCTTAACCAATTATCAGCGTTTGGTTGATACAGGAAAAGATAGTTTAAAATCATTTTTTGATACTTTCATCAAGGAAGAAAATCAAATTGTAATCAATGCCAAGAACTTACCTGAGGTGAAACCTGTGGTTGTTGGTTTTAGACATTTGCCAGAATTAAGACAAATGATTTACGACATTATCGACTACAAAACTGGTGAAGATGCAATGGTGATTCGTCCTGAAGCAATTTCAATTCCTGATTTAAGTAAAGATAAAAAATGGGGAGGTGCAGAAACATTCCTTCAAATGAATGCTTTGCAGAGAATGTACATGAGCAAAATTCAACAATACTTAAATGATGAAAAGTTTACTTTGGTAGATGTTTGTCAAGGTGCATTGGAGAATGAAAATATGTGTACTTACACAAGTGAGTATTTGCATGATATGCAGAAATTGGATGATGCTGACGATGAAGCGGATGCAACAAGAATACTTCGTGCATTGAGTTTTCAAAAACTACTTGCTGTATCACCGTATCTGTTCGCTTGTAATGATTTACCTTGTCCGACTTACCTTGAATACATCAATGAAAGTCCGAAGTTGGAGTATTTGATGAAGTGTATCAGAACGGTAAAAGAATACCACGAAACACGCAAAGAAGAAGTATCAGGACAAGTAATTTACATGAATGCTGGCACAAGATATTTCCATTTAATGAAGGAATATCTTGTGAAAGAAATTGGTTATAAGCCAAATGAAGTTGAGCTTGTTTATGGAGAAATTACCAAAGAGAAAAAAGAATCTATCAAAGAACGCTTCCTTGCTGGTGAGGTTAAAATTATTATTGGTTCAGGCACTATCAAAGAAGGAATTGACTTGCAAAATAAAAGTACAGTTCTATATATTTTAATTCCCGACTGGAATCCAACGGATTACAACCAAGTTAAGGGTCGAATTTGGCGACAAGGAAATCAATTTGCTTATGTGAGGATTGTAAATATTTTGATGGCTGATACATCGGATGTTTTCATTTTCCAAAAGCTACAAGAGAAAACCAAACGATTGAAAGAGTTGCTTGATAGAAACTCTAAAAAATCACAATTGGATTTGGACGATGTGAACCCAGAGGAAATCAAAGAGAATTTGATTACCGACCCAAGGGTAAAAGCAAAACTACAAATCAAGCGTTTCAATAAGGAAAAGGAACTTGAAATTGCAGTTATCAAAAATGAGTTAAACCGTTTGACTGGTTTGCAAGAAGCAAATACAGTTTTTGGCAATCTACACCCTAAAATTGTGGCAAGTGTAAATGATTTTAATATCAAATATGCAACTTACTTAAAAGAGCAAGACGAGCTTGAAGATGCCAAAGCCAAACAAGAATGGGAAGCCAAACAACAAGCCAAAACTAAAGGCAAAGAAACTGAATATAAAAGCAAATTCAACCCTGAAAATGAAGCATATATTGCTGAACAATTTGAGGTAAATAATTACAATCCAAACTACATTGAGCGTATCAATCGTAGGTTGGTATTAGTAATGCAGAAGCTAAAAGACAATGTAATTACTGAGGTAAATAACCTTGGTTATTATGTGTTACAAGATATGATTTCATCTTGGAGGGCTGTAAAATCAGATTTCATCAAAGGTGTTGAAACCTTGGAATCAATGAATTTAAGTTTGAATCAATTGAATGATATTGTAGAGGAAAAGAAAAACAAAATCAACGACTTATATAAAGAAATCGCTGAACTTCCTGCCAAATTAGACGAGCTTTCTAAAACGAATCAAGTTCAACGAGAAGCTTATTTGAAACAGTTAAAAACCATTAATGAAAGGGTTGAAGAATTTGCCAATCTCAATCATTATATGGAATTTAAAATGAAAAAAGCGGATAAGTTGGTGGTTATAGAGGAAGTGGTTGAACAAGTTGTAATTGAAAAAACTGAGCCAATTAATGAAGAAGTTAAACCAATTATCAAAGAAAAAGCTAACTCAAAACCCAAAAGGAAACCTTCTAAAGAAATGCTTGAATTAAGACTGGAAGGTTTAAAAGAAATGCTTTTGGATGACCCTAAAAATGAAAATCTTGCTTTGAGAATTGAAGGGTTGGAGATTTTGGTTGGTGAGGCGGCTTAATGAATAGATTTAGTCAGGCAATAAATTAAATTATTTGCCTGACTTTTTTTTAATTCCCTCCCAACCTTTTACACTTTTTAAGAGTGCTACTATTATAAAATCAAAAGATATGATAGTAAATCTCAATAATCCTACAGCATTCAGTTCAACTAACTTGTATCATAAAATACAGTTATTAAGCTCAGATGATATAACAAAAATGCAAAATGGCATTATTTGGATAAACAACAATCTGAAAAATGCCATATTGATTGGAGGTACTGCGGTGGTTAATCATTTACAATCAGGTAGAGATTTAACTCCAGATTTAGATTATTTATTCAATAATTTTGAAAGCCTCACTCCTATTTTAGAATTCAATAATTTAGCCTATCAAAATTTACTAGATTTTAATAATCAAACTATTGGCATTACAATTCCTGAATTTAATATTGATATTTTAAACAAAAAATCAATTCCACACCCTCTACACAAATTAATAGTATCGGAATACCAAACTACCATTATTGGCAATGTAGAATGCAAGGTTATTGCTATCGAACTTTTAATAATTCAAAAAATATTACTCGGTAGAAACAAAGACTTAGATGATGCAATTGCACTGATTCAACAAAATAAATTAGACAAAGTAAAGCTCAACATGTACTTAAAGGAGCAAAAAAAATACAACATTGACTGTAATACTATAACCAACTTTATTAACTCATTTAAAAGCATTTAAGCCATGAAAACTAGACATATTCTACTAATCATTTCGGTTATTTTGTTTGTGTATTTCTACAGTGAAAATCCAAAATTTAAACACAAAGTAAATAATTACATTGCCGATTTGCCATCATTGATTGAAAAATGGGGAAAAGAATTATTGGCTTCTGCAAGAAATAAGTCTCATTCAACAGATAATTTTGAGGAAAGCCCAACCTTTGAAAACAATGATTTTGTCATTAATGAAAGTTATGAACAACAAATCATAGATTCAGCAGGAAATGAAATTGAAAATAGTATTCAATACCCCAAAACTATTAAATCCAACTATTTAGGCATAGATTCATTGGTTAAAGGTTTTGATAATGATCAAATTACTTCAATAAATGAATTAGCCGATTGCATTAACGAAAAATCAAATTCAGAATACGACAAATCACTTTTATTATATGCTTGGTTAACGCACAATATTCGTTACGACGATTACAATTATAACAACAATTCAACCGATGAAACAAACCAAAGTGCAGAAGCTGTTTTTAAATCTAAAACTGGGGTTTGTGCAGGTTATAGCACATTGGCTGTAGCCATTGGTAAAGCTATGGGACTTGAAATAATTGAAGTACATGGGTATTCAAAAGGGTATGGATATCAGGAAGGAACAAGAATAAATGAATCGAACCATGCTTGGAACGCCATAAAAATTAACCAAAAATGGTTATTAATGGATGCTACTTGGGGTTCAGGTTATGGTAAAAATGATAACGGGAAATTGGTAACTTTTCAAGAATATGACACCTATTGGTTCAATACCAAACCAGAAGAGTTTATTCTTAGTCATTTACCTGAAAACAATGAATATCAATGCCTTGAATCGCCTATTGCCAAAGAAGTTTTTGAAAATATGCCTTATGTAAATGTTAGCATTTTTAACTTAAAAGTTAATTCTCAACATCTATTTAACTCATTAACAAATAGAAATATAAGTAGCATGTGCTACACTTACAAATTTCCACATCAATTCAACTATGCTGATTTCCCATTTGAAAATAACTTACAAATTGGTAAATCATACAGGTTTGAATTTAGTATTAATGATGTTGAAAAAATGTACTTATTAGAAAATGGAAATAAAATTGATTTTACTAAAAATGGCACAACTTTTACCCTAAATTACAGACCCCAAGGTGGTGATATAATCATTTACTATAACCCAGAAAATTCAATTACTTCACATGGGATTCTGTATTATAATTCACCGAATAGTTGATTTTTTTAAAGTATTTGGTAGGAAGTATTAGGTACAAGGTATAAAGTATTAAGTATTCCACTTATTTGTACTTTGTACCTAATATTTAAAACAAAAAACTTCAAGATATATCATAAGGCAAATTTTTATTGAGTATTAAAATTATTTCATTATCACAAACAGTTATATTTAGTGACAAATAAAACGATATTTCTTTGAGAGTTGTGATGATATTATCTACATATTTAATAAAAAAAATATAAGGAATAGGTTCTTCAATATTTTTAATATCATGTCTTATAGCGTTTAATTGAAACTTGCACACTGTTACTTTGTATTTATTGCTCATGTCAATATCTGTTTCTACATAAGCAAACATAGCCTTAAAATAAACACTTTGGTTTAATTTACCATTGCTTGGATTTACAGTAATAGAGCCACTTTGTTGAAGATAATTTGCAATTTCGTTTTTCCATTTATTAGACATGGGTGAATTCTGATAAATAAATAATTTCAATATGTGTTCAACAATTTCCTCGGCTATGTTTTTGAATTCTTTTATGGCTTCAGATTTTGAAATTGACTTTGCTAGCAAATCTCCCATATTAATATCTTTGTTGAAATTAAAAAAATTTAATAAATTATAAGTCTTAAATCTTATGTATTAAGTATTTAATCTTAAGCATTTTACAATGCCCCAACAATCTCTTTAATTTTTTTCTTCAATTCAAATTCCTGAGATTTAATAGTACCAAGTGGTTTATTTAAAATTTCGGCAATTTCAGCTTGTTTATATCCTTTTATATGTCGGAGAATAATAAAATCAATATCTTTTTTGGATAAATACAGAAACACTTCCTCTAATAATTGCTTTGTTTCATACGATTTAAACGGATTTGCTTGTCCATATTGAATTTCTTCAGTATAAAGTGCATCAAAAGGAACTCTGTTAGCATAATTGATTCTCTTTGACTTAAAATCACATAACATATTAATCAGTATTGTTGCATAATAACCATGTGTTAACTGATTTACAGTAAATTCTGTTTCTAATTTCTTCCAAATTTTAGTCATTGATAACCAAATAATATCTTGCGTATCATCATAAGACAATGTTTTATCCGTCTTTAATTTATCCTTAAAACATCTATTCAAATGAATAGTTAATGCATCAAAATTTGAATCAGATTTATTCACTAAATAATTGAGTGTTAATTGTTCGGTTTTTAAGTAGGTGTGATTGTTCATGGTATTAATTAGTTTATTAAGTTAATTTGAATAAATATTTTTTCGGGTACTGTATTAAAATACTTATGAATAACCGGACAAAGCCAGCCTTTTACCTCTGGATTATTATGAATCTTATACCAAGCACCATCTGACACTTCGTAATCAATTTCCAAAACCAAATCACTGTTAATTATTTCATTTTCAGAAAACTGCATCGAAAACTGTTTAGCCTTTATGCTTTTCAATGCTAAAACAGTGTCTATCATTTCAGGAATACCAACCACAAATGGTTCTTGTTCTATATTTCTCGATTCATCGTCAAACATCCAAGTGTTTAATTGTCGGTAAGGTTTTATTAAATAAACAGGTGCATTTTTCATTTTAATTAACAATTTTGGAAATTATTAGACATAGTTTAGTATTTCAGCATTTTGTAAATACTGATTAATAGATGGTTAAGAAATTTTAGAGATTATTTTACTATTTTGTACAAAATAGTGGCAACTTTGAAACAATACCTTGCGTTTAAATCCTTGTATTGTTTTGCTTTGATTTATGTACTTGTACTCATTTTTTGACAAAAGGTTACATTTTGCTCGCACTTTCTTTATTATACAATCATAATAAACTAAATTTCAAACACTTAAGAATACAAACCAATCAAAGTTATACACTTTTTTGTACATAGTACTTAGTACTGAGTATAGAGTATTAAGTAAAATATAATAAAAAAATAGAAATTCCTCTTTCGATAAAACAATTTACATTCTTTCCCACTTTTTGAGTATTAAGTTCTATTTACTGAGCATTTTGTAAAATGTAAATACTTTTTCCCAAAAAAATAATTAATACACTTTCCAACCTTTTTAAAAAAAATCAAGTGATACCTATAGTTGAGAATTAATACCCTGGACTCAGTACTCTATACCCTTTACTAACCACTCTGTACTAACCATGAAAATAGACAAAACCTTAATCCAAATCAACCAAGTAGAAGCAAATAAAAAGTTGGGCTATACAATTCCTTATGAGGTATTTGAATATGGAGCTAGTTTTAAAATTCAAGAAAGTTCAATTGCACTTGTGTATGAAAACGACAAATTGATAAATACAATTAGCATCGGTAACATTACCAAACAAGATATTACTCCAAAGCAAAAAATAGTGTTTTACCAATTTGAAGATTGTTTGCAACAAGTATGTTGGAAAATGCCCAAAGCTCCATTTATCAATACTGAATTAAAAATAAGAATTACAGGAAATATACATTTCAATGTGATAGACCCAGCTCAAATATTTGAAAAATATGGTACAGATGCTACACATCAGCATGTACAAAATCATATTTCAGTGCATATTATCAATATTTTAACTAAAGAAGTAATGAATTGCCACTACTTGCACCCACAAGATATTGTAATCAAAGACTCTGTTGTTGAAGAAAAAATCTCCAAAGTTCTTGACCGCTTCGGAATCATGGTTGTGTTCAATAATTTTATGATAGAAAGCTATGATTAATTGAGAGTTGAGAGTTGAGAGTTAAGAGTTTAGAGTCTAGAGTTTAAACTTAAGACTTAAGAATCAAGACTTAAGACTTACTAAATCTTAATTATTAATTCCTTACACTCAGTACTCTATACCCTGTACCTAATACTTAATACCAACCATGATTATTGACCCAAAACTTATCCAACCCGACCCAATACATGCACCTGAAAAATTGGGATTCACTATACCTTACAACTTATTAAACAATGGCAATAGTATTAAAATAGACGACAATACCATTGCTTTAATTTATGAAAATAATACGCTAGTAAGAACGATAAAAATGGGTACAATTACCCAAAGCGACATTCAGCCAAATCAAAAAATAGTAGTGTATAAATTTGATAAATACCTAAAGAAATTAACTTGGAATATGCCCAAAGCTCCATACTTAAATACTGAATTGAAAATAAAAATTTCAGGGCGAGTGCTATACAAAATAATAGACCCAATAAAAGTATTTAATTTCTACAGCACCGATGCAACGCACGAAAAGATACAACACCATATTTCTGCACAGATATTAAATATCACCACCAAAGAAGTATTGAAATGCGATAAAGATAACCCAATTGCAATTTTATATAAATACTCAGAAATTAAAGCAAAAATATCAAAAGTGCTTGATAAACTTGGGATTATGATAGAGTTTGACAATTTTTCATTAGAAAATCATAACTAACATGAAAGCTTTATCCATCTATTATTCTGCATCTAAATACAAAGTATTACTACAAGCAAATGTATATCAAACATTTGAAAGCTTAGTAGATATATTTAAGCATTTCCCTAATGTGCATATTCAATTCGATAAAAACTCATTTCTCAATGCTTTTAAAGAAATAGAATTTAAAGAAGAATTTACTGCTGATAACACCAATTATGTACTTCATTTAGACAAACTAGGAATCAAAAATGAGCAAAACCAACTCATCACCCCTCCTATTTTTGACCAAATTATTTACTATCCAAACGAGCAACTTTACCTTATACAAGAAGGTGATTATTGTTTTGTGATAAACAGCGATTTGAAAACTACTTATGCTCCAACTTTGGAGGTGATTTTGCATTTGGAAGGAGAAAATGTGGAGTTGAGGTAGGGATTGTTGTATGTTAGGTATATTGAAGTATATTTGTATTAATGTAGATTTAATTTAAGAAAATCAAACCTACATTAATACCTGTTCGTGTCTTTTCTTATATTTGAAAATAAATGACACATTGGTAGAAGTATAAGTAAATTTACTTGTAAAAATTTACAAATTGTCAATTGTTTTAAATATGTTAGATATTAGAATTCTAACAAAAAATAAAAATAATACGTGAATAAATCTATAACCATCCATACGCATCGGACAATTATGTTCTCGGAACTTGAGAAAGTTATGGCTAATGCAATCGAAAACGATTCATATATTGAAGCAATGTCTAATAATGTTACAGGGAAAAAATCTGCGGATGGAATAAAGCGTACTACAATATTTCTTACAAAGATATATTCTTTCGATCTTGAAAATCCATTTTTTAAAGCATTAAAATATTTTTGGATGATTTCAGATTCATCTGAGAAGCCCTTAATTGCCTTTATATATGCTATAAATCAAGATTATTTATTGGCTCAAAGTGTTAACGTAATTTCAAATACAACAATTGGAAATAAAACAACTGTTGAATCTTTTGAAGAAAATATAGAAAAATATCATCCCAATAAATATTCAGCAAATACCCGTCGGTCAATGGCTCAAAACCTTGCAAGTTCATGGAAACAAGCTGGTTTTATTGATGGTAAGGTTAAGAATATCAGAACACAACCTGAAATAACCTATCGTGTTGCTTGCTTTGCCTTTTTACTTGCTTATATCAATGGTGACAGAGGAGATTTTATTTGGGGCAGTATCGGTGTAAATGCTTTGTGCCTTTATGAAAGTAAGCTCAGAGAATTGGCTATCGAATGTGCAAAGAAAGATTTAATGCAGTATCAATATGCAGGTAGTGTAACTGCAATAAATTTTACCAACCTCTTAAACAAAATTGAAATAAATGAAAACACGAATTGATCTATTGGTTGAGGCTTATGAAAAGGTTATAAATGAACCGTGGTCATCTGCATTGTCAGGCCAAGAAAGAATTTGGTTTTTGGTGTACGACCCAGCAGAACAACGTAAGGTTGATTTGCATTTAGGTGATTTTGAAAGAGCTGCCATTAAAGCAGGTAAAAAATGGAAAGACATTTCATTAAAACAATGCTTCCCTTCTTGGATGGCTAACCATGAATACAAAGAAAGCTATTTTCAAAAACCAAAAGTGATAGTGGATCAGTTGGAAGCTTCTTTTATTCCTTTTGCGATTCAATTCTTAAAAAATGAGATAAATAAAATTGAACAAGATGAGGATACATTGATAGCATTAAAAGATGTATCTTCAATTTTTGGCTTTGCACGACTATCAGAAATAATTAAAAGCTGCGACAAAGATTTTAAAGGTCGTTTACTAATCTTTTTTCCAGGGGAGTTTGAACAGAATCATTATCGTTTGTTAGATGCCAGAGATGGATGGGATTATTTAGCAAGGCCAATAACATTATAAAATAACAACAATGAAGAATAAAGAATTATTTACCCTGAATCCAGAGCAAGTAAACCTCAGAAATGAAGGAGTTGCCAAGATAAGTACTATTAATGAAAAAGAAGACCTTTCAATCGTTGAATATGAGTTAAAAACATTTGTCTGTGAAGGCGAGTATCATGAAGGACTTAGAAAAATATTAGAATATTATCTTCAAAACTATAATAGTTCCGTGCAACCCACTTTTTGGGTAAGTGGATTTTATGGTAGCGGTAAGTCACATTTGGTAAAAATGGCTAGTTACCTTTGGAATGATTTTGAATTTCCGAATGGTAAAACAGCTCGAAGTATAAAGCCATTACCACAGGATATTAAAGACTTGTTTGTAGAAATTGATCGTAAACAGAAAATTCAAGGCAAGTTATCTATCGCAGGCACGCTACGAGATTTTCCATCAAAAGATATTCGCTATTCATTTTTACAAATTTTCCTTAATTCATTAGGGCTTCCACTACAATATCATCATTTTAAATTTGTACACTGGCTGCATAAAGAAAATATCTATGATGGGGTTAAAGCTATTTTGGAAACAAATCGTAAGAATTTAAAAAACGAAATTGAAAACATTTTTGTTTCTACCTCACTTGCAAATGCTGTTCTTCAATTGAAGCCAGAGTTGGCTGAGAGTGAAGGCAAATTGTTAGACCTTTTCACTTCTCAATTTTCAAAGACAGAAACTATTGGCCGTGAGGATTTTATAAAAACCATCAGGGAAGAAATACTTCCATTAACATTTGGCAATAAAATCCCTTGCACTATCATTATTTTGGATGAGGTGCAACAATTTATTGGAACCGATGCAAATCTTGCTTTTGATGTTCAATTATTAGCCGAGGATCTAAGTTCACGTTTTGATGGGAAGTTTTTTTTGATTGGAACAGGACAGAATGCACTATCTGATACGCCTAATTTACAAAGGTTAATGGCACGTTTCAGGGTTCCTATTCAGTTAACCAATACAGATATTCAAACTGTTATTCGTAAAACAATTTTAGATAAGAAACCTACTGCCATTACTCCTTTAAACACAAAGCTGAATGCTTCTTCAGGTGAGATTTCACGTAATCTGGAAGGAACAGTTTTTGGATATCTCACCGACGATAAAAACACTTTGGTTGCTGATTACCCTTTGCTACCATCCACAAGAAAGTTATGGTACAAAGTATTACAGGTTGTGGATGTAGCAGGTACATCAGGTCAGTTACGTAATCAACTTCGATTAATTGATGATAGCTTAAAAACAATCGCAGAAAAAGAAGTAGGTGCTATTGTACCTGCTGATTTCATTTTTACGCAAACCCGTGCAGACCTTATACAATCAGGGTTACTAATGAACGACACCAGCAATTTAATTCAAGGTAAAAAAGCAAAAGGTGGTGATGAAGAAATAGAAGGCAGAATATTGAGTGCTGTTTTTCTTTTAGACCAAATCTCTACTAATATTTCTGATACTGGTATCAAATCCAATGATAATACAATTGCGGATTTGTTAATAGATAATCTGAATGTAAACTCAGATGCATTCCGCACCAAAGTAAAAGGACTGATTAAAAAATTGGTGGATGAAAAGGTACTGATGCCAATTAATGATGAGTACAAACTGCAAACAAAAATTGGAGCTGAATGGGAACAAGAATTTACCAAGCAATACATTAAACTCAATAATTCAGGTGAAGATCAAATTCTTTCTCTGCGAAGAGAAAAAATAGTGGCTCACTTCAAAGACAAAACCAAAGGAATTAGTGTTACTCATGGAACTTCAAAAATAGTCCGTGATTTTGAATTATGGGACAAAGACACCGAACCCAATACCGATCATAAATTGAATTTATGGATACGGGATGGGTGGTTTGAAAATGAAACAACCGTAGAGAATGAAATTCGTGCCGCAGGTAACAATGCTCCATTGGCTTATGCCTTTGTAAAAAAATTCAGAGACCCTGAAATTAGAACGGAAATTATCAAATTCTTAGCTGCCGGTTTAGCTATTAATGCAATGGGCTTACCCTCTACTCCGGAAGGTGAACAAGCAAAGAAGAGTATGGAAACCCGTCAATCGCAGGCTAAAACTGCTGTACAGGATTTGATTGAGAAAATTTGCAATGAAACCATTATTCTACTTGCAGGTGGAAACAAGGTTCAAACCGGCACATTAAAAGAAAATATCCAAGAAGCCCTTAACAGTATAGCTGATAGACAATTTCCTGAGTTCAAAAGCAAAGCAGATTTCTTAAACTGGGGGCAAGCTTTAACAAAAGCATTGGCAGGTAATCCTGATGCATTAAATACAGTGAACTATACTGGTGATATAGACAAGCATCCTGTTGCTTCTGAAATCCTACGTTTTATGGGCAATAGCTCTAAAACTGGTAAAGATATCCGAAATCAATTTATGAAAGCACCTTATGGTTGGAGTCAGGATGCAATAGATACATTGCTGGTTGTACTGAAAAATATGCAGCATATATCTACGACCGAAACTAACTTAAATGTTGCCCGAATTAGCCAAGCCTCTTTCAAAAGGGAGATAATTGTACTTTCAGCTAAAGATAAAATTTCAATTAAAAAATTATTTCAGGATGCTGGTATCACCTGCCCAACAAACCATGAAATATTTCCATACTCGAATGATTATCTAAATAAATTAAAAATTCTTGCTACTAAAGTAAGTGGTGATGCTCCACGACCAGAACCTATCAATATTGATTTTATCAAGGAAATTGAAAACAAAGAAGGCAACGAAAGGCTCTTAGATATACTTCAACAAAAAGATGACTTATATAATAAGTTTACCGATTGGAGTGCAAAGGCAAAACTTGTAGAAGCTAGAGAACCTCAATGGAACTTGTTGGTGGAATTAAATAACCATGCTCCAGATGAAGTTGATATGGAGCAACTCAAAATTGAAACCGCTGCAATAAAAATTAACAGATTGTTGTTACAAGAGCCTGATTTAATTCAACCAATATTAAATGCTATATCAGACAAGCTGTTAACTATATTAAACAAACGCAAAGAGCAATACAATATCCTCTATGATTTGCGTTTTGCCGATTTACAGGCCAATGAATATTTCAAAAAACTCACACCTGAACAAAAGCATAGCATTTTAGCAAAACATCAGTTGTTGGTAAAGCCAGAGATTAAATCACTTGATGCTTATGCATTGCTCAATCAATTACAAAAAGCTTCTTTATATACCTGGGATACTAAAAAAGCTGCATTGCCTGGCCAGTTTCAATCGGCTTTGGAAGATGCAATTTTATTATCTGCACCTCAGGCAAAAACATTCAGCCTTCCTCGCAAAACAATCAGCAATCAAGCAGAGATAGATAGCTATGTAGCAGAACTGAAAACTGAATTAGAAACCTTATTGAAAGCATCAAGCTCAATCATTTTAAAATAATGGCAGTACTTACACCTCAACAACGAAATACGCTGGAAACAGCCGTAAAGCAGGCACGAAGAGTGGCAGAAATAGGTGCATTCAATGCATTACATGGCATGGCTGTGGACCATCCGGAGCCCTTTGCACACATGACAAATGAGCAACGCAACTTACGAAATAGCCTGCGGAGTAAAGCCAGTTTGTTGGGTGATGCTTTACCTAGTAGCGCAGCTCAAAAAATTGACCACCTTAGTTATGAACTAGCTTATGAAACTTGGCACAAAATGTTGTTTGCCAAGTTCCTTGAAGCCAATGAAATGCTGATGCATACGGATGGTGTACCAGTAACTATGGAAGAATGCGAAGAGTTGGCAAAGGAAGAAGGCTTTGTTGATAAATGGGATGCAGCCGCCAACTATGCCAGCAAAATGCTACCTGTTATTTTTAGAACAGATGACCCTTTGATGCAGGTTACTTATGCAACAGACGAACGCATAAAACTGGAAACCATTATTGATGCCTTAGAAAACCAAATCTTCATAGCTGATGATGCATTGGGTTGGGTGTATCAGTTTTGGCAAAGCGAAGCAAAAGAGAAAATCAATAAAAGTGGCGAAAAGATAGATGGCGAAAAACTGCCTGCCGTTACGCAGTTGTTTACTGAGCCTTACATGGTTCATTTTCTGATAGACAATACTTTGGGTGCATGGTGGGTAAGCCGCAACCCGGGAGTAAAACCACCTATAAAGTTTGAGTACCTGCGTTTGTTGGAAGATGGAACGCCTGCCGCAGGTAAGTTTGAAGGATGGCCAGATAAAACTGCTGAAGTAACTTCCTTAGACCCTTGCATGGGTTCTGGGCACTTTGTGGCTTCGCTGTTTCCGGTATTTGCGGCTTTGCGAATGCAAGAAGAAGGTTTAACCAAAGAACAAGCAACCGACAAAGTAATTGCTGAAAACCTGCACGGCTTAGAATTGGATGCAAGATGTACGCAAATAGCCGCTTTTAATTTGGCACTCACCGCCTGGAAATTTTGTGGGCATTACAAAGAGCTACCCGAAATGAATTTGGCTTGCAGTGGCATTGCACCAAAAGGCAAGGTAGAAGATTGGATGAAGTTGGTTGGTAAAGTAGAAAAAGCTGATGATAAACTTCGTTTGGAAAACGGTATGAAGATGTTGTACGAACATTTTCAATTAGCACCTGAACTGGGCAGCTTGATTGATCCTGCCACTATTAAAGCAGATGCATTTACTGCAAGCTTTGAAGAACTACAACCGGTATTAAAAAAAGCATTAGAGAATGAAGCTGATACAGAACAATTGGAACGTGGGGTGATGGCCGCAGGCATTGCAAAAGCAGGGCAATTATTAGCAAGAAAATTTACGCTTTTAATCACTAACGTTCCATACCTCGGTAGAAATAAACAAACTGATATTCTTATCAAGTATGTTGATCAATATTTTATTAAGGCAAGGAAAGACTTAGCAACTATTTTTCTAGATCGATTAATAAAACAGCTGAAATTGGGAGGTACTATTAGCTGTGTAATTCCCCAAAATTGGTTATTTCTGAAAACTTATGAAAGTTTTAGAAAACAATTATTGCAATATCAAATATTCAATCTTATTGTTAAGCTAGGTCCAGGTGCATTTATAGAAATATCAGGAGAGGTTGTGAAGGCAATGCTATTAGTTTTGTCTGGCGAAAAGCCAATTAAAAATCATTCTTTTTTTGGCATGGATGTCTCTACTGAAATGTTGCCTGAAGGGAAAGCTTATTCTTTAAAAAGTGTAGATCTCAAGAAAACAATTCAGGACGGACAATTAAAAAACCCTGATTCTAGAATAGTGCTTGAAGAGTTAGAAGATATTGAATTGTTGAATAATTATGCAAACGGATGGCAAGGTATAGCGTCTAGTGATAAACCGAGATTTACACAATCTTTTTGGGAACAATACAAACTATTTTCTGGGTGGAAATATGAACAGGGAACTGTAGACTCGCCCATTTTGTACGGAGGGAAAGAGATGATTTTATTTTGGGAGGATGGTTTTGGTCGAATGACTGAAGTATGTCAAGATGGAGCCACATTCAGAGGGAAAGAGGCATGGGGAAAGAAAGGAATTGCTGTTTCGCAAATGTCAAATTTACCATGCACAATTTATTTAGGGCAACTTTTCGATAATAATACAGCCATTATAACTCCATATGATGAACTTCATTTACCTGCCCTCTGGGCTTATTGTTCCTCATCCAAATATTTAGAAGATTTACGAAAAATTGACAACAAATTAAATATAACAAACTCAACATTATCGAAAGTCCCTTTTGACTTTGAATATTGGACGAAAGTTGCTGAAGAAAAATATCCAAACGGTCTCCCCAAACCTTACAGCGATGACCCTACGCAGTGGTTATTTCATGGGCATCCAATCAAAACAGAAAACCCACTGCAAGTTGGATTAGCCAGGGTACTGGGCTATCGCTGGCCTGCGGAGAGTGATACGGAAATGGAATTGGCTGATGAAGCCAGAGTATTAATAGAATCCATAAAAGCCTTTGACCATTTAGCCGATGAGGATGGTATTTTCTGTATTCCATCCGTAAATGCAGAACAAGCCGGTGCAGAAAGGTTAAGAGATTATTTGCAACAGGTTTTTGCCGGAGAATGGAACAACCAAACCATTACCCAGCTCCTGCAAAAAGAAGGTGCAAACTCCACCAATTTAGAAGCCTGGCTGCGGGATGAGTTTTTTGTGCAACATTGCAAAGAGTTTCAAAACAGACCTTTCATCTGGCATATTTGGGATGGCCGCAAAGATGGATTTTCTGCTTTGGTCAATTACCACAAATTAGATAAGGATAATCTTTCCAAACTCATATATACATATTTAAATGATTGGATTCGCGGTTGTGAAGCCAAAAAGAATGCTGGCGAAAGCGGTGCGGAAGGTTTGTTCAGTGCAGCACAAAAACTAAAGGAAAACTTGGTAGCCATCCTCCATGGTGAAGCCCCTTACGACATTTTCGTTCGTTGGAAATCACTAGAGCAACAACCCATCGGTTGGGAACCTGACTTGAATGATGGTGTACGATTAAACATTCGTCCGTTTGTGGAGGCTGGTGTTCTCAGAAGCCGATTCAATGTAAAATGGGGTGTGGATAGAGGAAAGAATCCTGCCGGAAGTCATTGGGGAGAAGTAAGGGATAATGATATACATCTTAGTCTTGAAGAAAAACAGGCTGCAAGAGAAAAAATTAAGAAGTAAAATTATGATTACTAAAGAAGAATTAGAACAATTGCTTCCTCAATTGGAGCAAGACCGAATAGAAAAAACCATTTCTGTAAATGATGCCAATAAATTTGGGGAAGCAATTTGTTCATTTGCCAATGATTTAGCCAACCATAATCAACCTGGTTACCTCATTGTGGGGGTACATGATGATGGTTCAAAAGCAGGTATGACCATTACAGAGCAGAATCTTCAAACACTGCTTGATTTTAGGACAGATGGAAGAATCGTACCTCCCCCAAGCATAATTGTTACTAAGTTTGAATATCCTGATGGCGAATTGGCTGTAGTAGAAGTACAGCCTCATTTTTTACCTCCTGTTCGTTTCAAAGGTAAATTATGCGTAAGAGCAGGTATTAGAAAAGGAACAGCCAATGAAGCAGAGGAAAGGATTTTAACAGAAAAACGTTCTGCATTTGCTCGTTCATTTGATGTACTACCTTGTAAGGGTAGTACATTGGAGGATATTAGTATTGAACTTTTTAAACTTAGGTATTTGCCTTCTGCTATAGATGCAGATACGTTAGCAGAAAATGGTAGAGAATTAAAATCACAATTGGCTTCCTTGAAATTTTATGACATCAAAGAAGATTGTCCAAGCTATGCTGGTATTCTGATGTTTGGAACAAATCCTCGCTTTTTTATTCCTGGTGCAAGTGTACAATATGTTCGCTTCAAGGGGGAAGATGAAGCGAGTGATTTTGATTTTGAGCACCGATTCGAAGGTGACTTAACAACCCAATTAGGGCAAATGGAAGAGTTCATTAAAGCAAATATTGTGAAAGTTGTTTTACCTGAACTTGGTGGAGAGTATGTAACTAGCTATCCATTACGAGCGGTAAAAGAATTGCTATTTAATGCTGTTATTCATAAAGATTATCAATCAAATGCTCCCATCAAATTTTACGAGTTTTCAGACCGGATAGAGATTTCAAATGCTGGTGGTTTGTATGGTAAAGCACGTCCAGAAAATTTCCCTAACGAAAATGATTACCGTAATCCAGGCTTATCTGAAGCAGTCAAAAATCTGGGCTATGTGAATGGATTTAATGTTGGAGTTAAAGCCGCAATAGCTGCACTAAATAAGAATGGCAGCCCTGAACCTGAATTTATTAAAGATCAACCAACTTCATTTTTAGTGAAAATATTTAAAAAGGTATAGCATGAAAACAATCATCTTTTTTAACAATAAAGGTGGAGTAGGTAAAACTACTTTAGTTTATCACTTTACATATATGTTAGCAGAGTTAGGCCATAAATGTCTTGCAGTTGACCTTGACCCTCAAGCTAATCTAAGTTCTATGTTTTTATCGGATGATGAACTGGAAAGGATTTATGGACAAGATACAGATAGAGAGACATTAATATCTGGTATAAAACCACTTGATAGAGGTATAGGTGATATAGCAACTGTAAATGTCCATAGCATTACAAGCAATATTGGTCTTTTGGCTGGAGATTTAGATTTGTCACTTTTTGAAGATAAATTAAGTGCCAATTGGAGTAAGTGCGTGGATGGAGATGAAGCTGCCTTTAGAATTGTTTCTTCGTTCTCAAGAATAATAGAAAATGAATCACAAAGATTTGAGGCTGAATATTGCATCATTGATGTAGGTCCAAATTTTGGTGCTTTAAATCGAGCTACCTTGATTGCAGCTGATTATGTTATTGTACCCATGGCAGCTGATTTATTCTCACTTCAGGGATTAAGAAACTTAGGTAAACGTTTAAATATTTGGAAAGATGAATGGAGAGATAGAATTTCACGCAATAGAGCAACAGATTTGTCACTACCTAATGGTGAAATTATACCACTTGGATATGTTGTTATGCAACATGGAATTAAAGAAAGTCGGCCTGTTCAATCTTATTTAAGATGGGCAAATAGGATACCTTCTGTTTTCAATGAATTTGTATTGCGTATTATAAATAGCACAGAAATAAAAGTTGAAAATGATCACAATTGTTTAGCACTGTTAAAGCATTACCATAGTTTAATGCCTATGGCAATGGAGGTAAGAAAACCTATTTTCTTATTAAAACCTGCGGATGGTGCAATTGGCGCACATTACCAAGCTGTTTTAAGGGCATATACAGATTTTAAGTTATTGACAGAGAAAATCCTTGAAAAAGTAAATTCATGAGCAAATCTATATATGACAAATTAGTAAATGCATTAAATCAGGCAGAAAATCATAACAGTAATGTAATGGTAAAGCCGGAGGTAATACTTTGGCCTGATCCTGAAAACCAATGGTTCGATGTAATGGAGGTGTTGCAAGAAAGCATACCCCATCTTCTCATCTATGGCAACTTTGAACCTTCAAAAAAACAAGGGCCAGCCATTTGGTTAAAATGTATGATTGCGAAAGTACTGCCCGAAGCAAATTGGGATATGGATGCCATTCCCATTATTTACCTTCCTGGAGTTGCAAAGTCGGATTTGCGAAATGTAGAAAATGCGGTCTTCAATTTTCAACCTTTATTAGAATATCAATACACCGGAACACTATTTTTACAAGAAAATGGTAGAGAATGTAGTATATTGGCTTTTGTAGAAAACCCCATCAACGGTTTAGGCATTAAGGTAGCAAAAGACAATGCTACCAAAGATGCATTAAAGAAAACCCTGCCTTCTATTTTTCAAGATCGAGATGTATTCTCTAATAGAACATTTATTGATGCAGATTTTTTAAACAATCAATTATTTCCAGATATTATACCAACAATTCTAAATTGGATGTGCAAAGGCGATGTGTTTTTTAATAAAATGGATTCTGGAAAGCAGGAAGTATTTTCCAATTTATGCAAATCTCAATACGAATTTGAGCCCGACTACAAAAACATAAAAGCCATTGCAGAGAAATTGGGTTCTCAGAAAAACTCTTGGAAATACGTTTGGCAATTATATGCAACTGCACCACACAAGTATCCCGAAATAGAAGGTTTACTTCGTTTGGCAAAACCTGCCGATTTAGGCATCGGTGTTTTTGCATTACCAGATGAAAGTTGGCCACAAATAAACGAACAAAAAGAGGAATTATTAGCTCAGGCGTTATCAAAAGCTGCAAAACAAGATGCAGCAAAAGCATTGGCCACCTTGCAAGATTTAGAAAATGAACACAGTGTAAGAAGAAACTGGGTTTGGTTTGAATTAGGAAAATCGCCAATGGCGGATGCTTTGCATTATTTGGTTCAAATGGCTGCAAAAGCAAATGAAACATTTTCATCTTCTTCCATTGAAGCTATAAAAATCTATTATACAACAAATGGATTTTCAGTTGATCAGTTTATGCGTAAAGCATTAGCAGTTGTAAAATCAGAGAAAGACAAAACCATTGTAAAATCCATCATCCATTTGTTCTACCAACCTTGGTTAGAAAACATCACCAATAAATTCCAAAAATTGGTGAAACAGGATGCCAGCATATTTACTACTCAAAATGCAATTGCTAAAACTGAATCATTTGTATTGTTTGTAGATGCCTTTAGATATGAATTAGCTGAAGAGTTTTGCAAACGATTGGAAAAACAAAAAATAAAAGTCTCGCTACAAGCCGGTTGGTCTGCAATTCCTTCATTAACTCCAACGGCAAAACCCAATGTTTCACCAATTGCAACCTCAATTTCAAAACAAAGTGGCATTACAGAGTTTAGACCTCAATTACAAAATGGCAAAGACCTACTTACTCCAATATTTCGTGGTGCTTTAGAAACTTTTGATTTTAAATTGGTAACCAATGCAAACAATATTGAAGGCGAAGGAAAGTATTGGCAGGAAATCGGTGACATAGATACCAAAGGGCACGAAGAACAAGCTGATATGGTTAAACGAATTGAAGAATTATTTGATCAAGTACATGAAGCTTTGAATGTAGCATTTGAAAGAGGAATCAAACGTATAAAAATAGTAACAGATCATGGCTGGTTATTACTTCCTGGCGGTTTACCTAAAACCCAACTTAATGCTGGTTTGGCTGAAACTCGTTGGGGGCGTTGTGCATTAATTAAAGAAAATGCATCTACTGATTTATTACATCTACCTTGGAGATGGAACCCTTCCATTTTCATTGCCTATGCTCCAGGTATTTCATTTTTTAAAGCTAATGAAGAGTATGCTCACGGAGGTATTTCAATCCACGAATGTTTAGTACCCACGCTGATTATAGAAAATCCAAATGTTCAGAATATTGTAGCTGAAGTGAAAGTAATAAAGTGGGTAAATTTGAAATGTACCATTCAAACCAGTGAAGTGCCTGATGGATATTCAGTTGATATACGAACAAAATACAATGATTCAAACACATCAATTGTTTTATCAAAGAGCAAAGAACTAAAGGGAAATACTGCTACTTTAATGGTTGATGATAGTGCCGAGTCGCAAGCTGCTACTATTGTATTGTTGGATGAAAACGAACGCATTTTGGATAAAAAACCCACCACAGTAGGTGGTTAAAAATATACGATTATGGAATTAGACAAAATTGACCAATTAGCAGCAACAGCCTTTGAAGGTTATATTGTAAGAAAAGATTTACTGGAGCAATTCAGAAAAACTTATCCTGTTCCTACTTATGTTATAGAATTTTTGTTGGGTAGATATTGTGCAACTACTAATGAAGAGGAAATTCAAGAAGGTTTGGAGATTGTTAAAAGACAATTACAGGATAGAACTGTTAGACCAGGTGAAGAAGAATATTTTAAATCAAAAGCAAGAGAAAAAGGCTCTATCAAACTCATAGACATTATTACAGCAAAGTTAGATACCTCTTCTGATAGTTATATTGCATCTTTACCAAGTTTACAACTAAACAAGGTTCGTATATCGGCAGAGATTGTAAATTCAAATGACAGAATGTTAACTGGTGGCTTTTATGCTGAAATTGAATTGGAATATGATGCTGCTATTGCACAAGAAAACAATGGCAGTCCGTTTGGAATCAGCAATATTCGCCCAATACAATTATCTCAAAGAAATGTATTAGATATTCTTTATAAAGGTAGAGAAAAATTTACATTAGAAGAGTGGAAAGATTTTTTGATTAGAAGTGTAGGTATGGAACCCTCCAATCTATCTGAAAAAGCAAAAAATGTTCTTTTTGCTCGTATGATACCTTTTGTCGAACGAAATTATAATTTAATTGAATTAGGTCCAAGAGGTACAGGAAAGTCTCATCTCTATCAACAGATTTCCCCCTATTCTCATTTGGTATCAGGTGGTAAAGCAACTGTTGCCAAAATGTTTGTAAACATGGGTAGTGGTGAAAGAGGTCTTGTATGCAAATACGATGTAGTATGTTTCGATGAAGTTTCAGGTGTTTCCTTTGATCAGAAAGATGGTGTTAACATTATGAAAGGTTACATGGAAAGCGGAGAGTTTAGCCGTGGTAAAGAACCCATACGTGCAGATGGTGGTGTGGTAATGGTTGGTAACTTTGATGTTGATGTTGAACATCAGCAACGCATCAGTCATTTATTCGGTCCAATGCCAAAAGAAATGAGAGACGATACAGCATTTATGGATCGTATCCATGCTTTTGCTCCTGGTTGGGATTTTCCGAAACTCAACAAAACATATTTTACTTTACACTTTGGATTAGTTAGTGATTTCCTTGCTGAATGTTGGACAAGGTTAAGAGATACTAGTCGCATATCTTCAGTATTACCACGTATTGACTATGGTGGTGCATTAAGTGGTAGAGATACCACAGCGGTCAATAAAACCTTAAACGGTTTATTGAAATTGATGCAACCTAATCCTGATGTTCCGATTTCTGATGAACTTCTTGAATGGGCAATTAAAATTTCATTAGAATACCGTAGAAGAGTTAAAGAACAACAAAAAAGAATAGGTTCAGCTGAATTTCGAAATACCCATTTCAGTTACCGAATTGGCGAGGAAGGTGTAGAAACTTTTGTAACTACACCTGAAATTCATAGCGAAAATACCATAAGTGAAGACCCATTACCTCCTGGACAGATATGGGCGTTAAATGCTGGCGGTCAAGAAGAAACAACAGGCTTATATAAAATTGAAATTAATTCAAGCCCAGGCTCTGGAGTAAAAATTATGAATAAACCAGCACCTCCACAGTTTCAGGAATGTGTTAGGTATGCAGAACAAAATTTGTATAGCAAAAGCAAAGAATTAATTGGAGACAGAGATGCTAGGTATAATGAATTTTCTATACAACTAAGAGCCTTTGATGCTTCTAAAAGTGGCAATGGTATGGGAATGGCTGTTTTGATGGGTATGTGTAGTTCAATGCTTGAAAAAAACACAAAAGGTGGTCTTGTTATTGTAGGCCAATTGAATTTAGGCGGCTCATTAGATATGGTTTACAATGCAGTTAACCTTGCAGAGATTGCAGTTGAAAAGGGAGCAACAACTTTACTTATACCTCTTAATTCTCGAAAACAATTGAATGATTTATCTGATGAAATGATTACAAAAATCAATATTCAGTATTATACTGATTTGAAAGATTGTCTAATTAAAACTTTATTGGATTAAAAAAAATGGCAAAATTATATAAACCTGAAAAAATATCTCTTCTCAATCATCCTATCATAAAGGAATCATGGATCCAAGATCAAATTGCCAACGACCCTTCGATTCTTGAATTAGGAGATTTAATTTTAAAAGACAAAGAAAGGTCGCAACCAAGAGCGGGTCGCTTGGATTTACTATTGCAAGATGCAGTTTCAAAGCGTAGATACGAAGTAGAAGTTCAATTAGGCAAAACAGATGAGGCTCATTTAATTAGGACTATTGAATATTGGGATATTGAAAGAAAAAGATATCCTCAATATGAACATTGTGCCGTAATAATTGCAGAAGATATTACAAGTAGATTTTTGAATGTTATTAGTCTTTTTAATGGCTCAATTCCTATTATTGCTATACAAATGTCAGCATATAAGTATGGAGATGATATTGCATTAATTTTCACAAAAGTACTTAATGAAATGCAACGTGGATTAGTTGATGAAGACGAAGAAGTGAGAGAGGTAACTAATAGAGAATACTGGTTAAAAAGAGGTTCTCAAGATACTGTTAAGTTGGCTGATGATATGCTTGATATTATCAAAACTTTCTCAAATGGTTTTGAATTGAAATACAATAAATTCTATATCGGATTAGCAAAAGATGGTATTACTAATAATTTTGCAATTTTTAGACCTAGAAAGAAAGACTTAAATATTGAAATCAAATTAAACCAATCTGAAGAAATACAAAGTAAAATTGAAGAAGCAGAACTAGATGATATGGGCTATGATAACTCTTGGGGTAGTTATAGAATTCGAGTATCAAAAAATGAATTAAAACAAAAAATTGAAATTTTCAGATTTCTTCTGGAAACTGCATTTAATAACTATAGATAATGGTATCACCATAACAGTAAATCTACTCCAATTTAACATAGTTTAATATCATATTAGTTTTTCTAAAAAGATCAATAAATATTATAATCGCTTCATTGATATCTCCCAATGGAGCGATTATTTATAAAAAGGTTTTAGACTATCATTTTAAAATCATCCCTACCCTACTATTTGGAAATCAAGATAGTTAAATTTGTCACAAATATCGATAATATTTGTGACAGAATTATAACAACAAATTTACAATATTTGCAATGATATTACATTAATAAGTCGCAAATATCTACTATATTTGCGACATAACTAATAATAAATAATGATTCAAAGTATTGATGATAAGTTATTTGCAAAAGTAAAAAAAGCGAGAAAGGGTTCGCTATTTTTTATAGACGACTTTTTGTCTTTTCGCCTTTGATGGTATGCACTTTTCAGGCTACCAACAAAAATGCATTTAGCTTATTGGGTATAAGTCCAACAAGGGTTGAGCAAGAATTAGTTGTTAAAAAAAAATAAAACACAAACAAAAGAGAATTCATCAATTATGCTCATGAGTAATCGAAGATGCGTCCAATTCAATTGGGTTCGCATTGCGTATACAATGTTTCAAGACAATTCAATCTTGTAAATCCTAAAAATAAAGTAAATCACAGTTCAGACATTTGTATAATCGCTTTATTGATATTTGTAGGTGGAGAGATTTGGTTTATAAAAATGATACCTCTCAATTTGTAGTTTTTTTTGATTGATTGTTTTATATTTAATCGATAAACTCATTTAAACTGAATATTTTAATAGTAAATTTGCGAAAGAAATTTTTGAGTTAATTACTTGGTTAATTTTAAGTTAATAATGGTATTACAAGACAATTTATTCGAATATATCAGACTCGTTATTCTTCATGCCAGAGAGCGAGTTTTTCGTGTAGCTAACTCGGCTTTGCTTGAATCTTATTGGACAATTGGCAAAATAATAGTAGAAGACGAACAAAAAGGAAAATCAAAAGCTGAATATGGAAAGGCTACATTAAAAAATCTCTCACAAAGGCTAACTTTAGAATTTGGAAAAGGATATGATGATAGTAATCTCAGGAATATGAGAACATTTTAAAAGGCATTCCCAATTCGTGACACATTGCGTCACGAATTAAGCTTGAGTCATTATAGGATTCTATCAAGAGTAGAAACTGAAAAAAAACGACACAACTATCTAAACGAGGCCATTGAAAAGAACCTTAATAGTAGGCAGTTGCAAAGAGAAGTTAATAGCTTATCATTTGAGCGTGTAGTAAAACATCTTGAAGCCAACGAAAAGCCAAGTATAGAACATATACTCAAAGACCCTAATATCTTTGATTTTTTGGGACTGGCACAGGATAGCAAAAATAGTGAAAAAACAATTGAAACAGCCATCATCAATCATCTGCAAAGCTTTTTACTCGAATTTGGTAAAGGATTTGCCTTTCTAGCTAGGCAACAACATATTGTAACCGATACCCACGATTTTTATATAGACCTAGTGTTTTATAACTATTTATTAAAATGCTTTGTAATAATAGAACTTAAAACTGACGAACTCTCGCACCAAGATATTGGGCAATTGGATATGTATGTACGTATGTATGACGACCTAAAACGTGGGCAAGACGATAATCCCACCATCGGTATTTTGCTCTGTACTGAAAAAGACGAAACAATTGTAAAATATTCGGTACTAAATGATAAAAACAACCTCTTTGCAAGCAAGTACCTCTTATATTTGCCCAAAGAAGAAGAATTAAAACAATTAATTGATCAAGACCGAATAAACTTTGAATATAACCAAGAATAATGCATTTTATTCTCAAATTTTTGGGTCACTGACCCAAGAATTATACCCCATAACGGTAAAATCCTCTCCAACATAACGTAGTTCCTTTTCAACTTTGGGCATTCAAATTAAACGAAAGCCAAAGATGAAAAATGTATCAGCTATTATAATCGCTTCATTGATATTTGTCGGTGGAGCGATTTATTATTTTTTCTTCTACCTAAAATCTAAGGTAGCAAATGTAACCTCCCCTATTACCGTTACTGACAAACCTGTTTTAAGCACACCGCCTGTTGTTTTGCCACAACTTACTTGTAAAGATGCGGATAATTTGGTTCGTCAAATTTTTAATAAACAAGGAGGTCAATACAAATATGCAGGCTCTCCTATCCGAATGCAAGTAGGTTTTGATAATTGGGGAACGGAAACCGCAGAAACTAAAATCGTCAAAAAACAGTTGGCTGATAGCAATTTTGAACCAGCTTTTGGTTGCCCTGAAGAACTTGATGGACGATGTATAAATGGTTATATCTATGCCAGAAAAACCAAGAAACTTACTGTTTTAGAAGCTGATGCATTGGCTATCAAAATCAAAACGGAAGAAAAATGGGCAAATGACAAACCTTCAATCAACATTAATCCAGGTTCTGAATTACGTGGACAATTGTATCGTGGTGGCTGGAAATTTGACCCAAGTACTTATGTTTTAGTTCAAACAAAATAATCCTTAAAAATATGGCAACGCTAAATGAATTATCCGAAAAACTAAGCAAATACAAACGCATCCGAGAAGCAATGGTGGAGCAAGATGAGAAAGATGCCTTTGATAAAAAAATTGCAACGGTTGAAGCTGAAATAAAAGCTTTTACAACTGAAAACGAGCAAGAAGTAAAAAAACAAAAAAGGTCTATTTCACACGAAAAATTACGCAACCAATGTCAGACTTTAATCAGCGAATTGAAAACCTTGCTTCACCGATACGAGGGAACTCAAAGGGAAAAGAGAGCCAATCATCCGGTTGTGAAAAAACGAGTAAGTACAATCATTGCCCAAGGAATTGCAGGAACTGTAAAACGTGCAGTCTCAAAGGAATTGAGCCGAGAGAAAGTAATGAAAATCAACATTGATGCTTTAGCTGAAGCTAAGAAAAACTTCAATTTAGCATTAAGAAGTTTGCGTGAAGCTTTGGGCGGAATCAGTTCTGAAAATGATGCTTTTATCAAGGCTTTCAACTCCGAAATGGACGAAATGATTTCAGAAGTGAAAGACAAACAAAAAGCTCATAAAGAAAAAGCAACTGAAAAGGTAGAAGCTTAAAATCAATGTTTTATGCAATATAAATATGTATTCATGTTTGTTGGTTTGGCTGTGGTAACTGGTACTATTTGCTACTTTTGGAAACAAGCTTATGATAAAAAGCAAATTATTATTGCCTCTCAAAAAGTAGTCACTTCTGATGCAAAATCAAGTAGAGTAATAAATTTTACAAATTAGTCATTTGAAAATTAAATACTCTAAACTCTGAACCCTTAACTCTAAACTTAAAATGGCAGACATTCAACTTCCATTTATCAATAAAGCTTATTATCAATCAAAAGATATAAGCAATAATGCCAAGGTTTTGGCTCAAATAAAAGCTGATTATGGCAGTATAATTACTTCAATTTCAGCTATGACCAAAGTACCGGAAAAGCTAATTTATGCCATGATTTTTATTGAATCACAAGGCAAAGTTAATGTTGTTTCGGGTAGAGCCATTGGTTTGATGCAAGTGGATTATACATCAGCTGGAGACATTATTTTCTTTGAAAACAAACAGAATCGTTTGGGTGATACTGAAAAAGCTTTGCTTCGGAAATACCTTGGTTCGAGGCTTGATTGCATTCTATCCATGAAGTACATGGGGCATAAACTCAAATGCAACAACAATCTTGGTTATGTTTTTACCAAATCAGATTTACTCAAACCTGAACTTAATATTCTAGTTGGCTCAATTTATTTAGGCATTTTACTAGATGAACATGTAGAAAATAATATTGTTCGTTTGGATAAAATTGTACTTCGTTACAACAAAGGTTTCTTTACAAAATTCCCTAAAGGAGCAAGTAAAGAAACTATATATAATTCTGCCAACGCTGTAAGTCAAGCCTATATCAAAAAATTGGGTGGGATAAATTCTGTTCTTTCAATTGCTTAGAAGTTTAGAGTGAAGAGTTTAGAGTTCAGAGTAATGAAAACCTTAAAAAAAATGTATTGAAAACACTTAACTCTTAACTCTAAACTAATAACTAATAACAAATTATGCTTCTCTTTGAAGAAAAAGTAACGCAAAACAGAGTTGCATTTATTGCAAGGGTTAAGAAATTAGCCAAAACTTTTAATGCCAATCCAAATTGGTTTATGGCCCTGATTAATAGCGAAACTGGTGGAACTTTTAGACCAGATATTTACAATATGGGTGGTAGTGGTGCGGTAGGGTTAATTCAATTCATGCCTCGAACAGCACAAGATTTAGGCACTACCACCTCATATTTGGCTTCACTTTCTAATGTGGAACAATTGGATTGGGTGGAGAAATACATTCACAAACAATTAAGAAATATTGGTCGAATATCTATTAAGGATTATGACGATTTGTATTTGCTTGTTTTCTATCCTGTGGCTGTGGGCAAACCTGACACTTACATTATTCCACTTTACGGAATTGGTTACACTCAAAATGCTGGAATTGATGTCAATAAAGACGGAGTAATTACTGTTTCAGATTTCAAAGCTTTTATTCGAGCTAAAATTCCAGCCAATAAATTATCCGAATTTACAGCTAGATTCAGATTTGGGAAACAGTTGTTTTTTGGTTTGGTTTCTGTTGGAATTATAACGGTAATTTTTTTCTACTTTAAATCAAAAAATACAAAATTTTAGAACTACAAATTATACAATTTTAACTAGTTAAAAACCTTTAAACTGTTTATTCTATATTCCAAAATAAACAGAATAAACAAGTAATTTTTTTTGAATACAATTGCCTGTTTTTGAGATAAATAATTTATTCTATATAAGGGTAACAGCTTTGGTAATGCCTACACATTGAGCGAGTTTTGAGCATCAAAAATCAATAAAACCCTCTCAAAATGGCACTAAAATATAAAGCACTTTTAAACAAATTAAAGGTTCAAGAAACCGCACTTCCAAATGAAATCAAACAAGTTATCACAGCTTTAAATGATTTGGAAGAAGACCTTGATGAAGACGAAAACGACCCCGAAGATATTCGAGCAATTCAAGTGGCGATTCGTGAATTAGACGACAAAATTTGTGAACTCATTTCAGATGAATTCGACAATGAAACAGATGAGGACGAATCAGAATCTGAAATCAAAGAAGCCATTTTAAACAAACTTTTTCAAGCTGGAAAAACCAAGCTTTTGGCTACAGAACTCAAAGCCCTAAACTATCCATGTGAGCATCTTACCAAAGGTGAAATTGTTGGGAGTTTCAGGATTTCAGAAGTCAAAAAGGCTTTGATGAAACCATACTATTTAATTGAAAAGATAAAATAGTAGTGAGTACTGAGTACAGGGTACAGAGAAAAAATGCTAGATACTTTTCTCTGTACTCTGTACCCAGTACCAACTTTAAACTCTTAACCCTAAACTCTTAACTCAGAAATGGATATGTTAATGAATATGTTCAAAGGTTTAGCTACTGACAAAGGGCTAGATTTTGTAATGAACAGACTACCCAAAAATGTTCAAAATTTCATTCATCAAACAGGCATAACTAACAAACCAAGGTTAAAACGCTTGTTAGACGGAAAGCCCTTAGAAGCTGATATACATGAAGTATCAGAAAATACATTGACTTTACTTGCTCCTTATATTATTGAAGCTATTAATCATATCGGTAATGAAGTGGGCAAACAAGTGGTGTTTTGTCTTGCAGTTCGTGATGGTGAAATTATGGTTAAAATTATTGAAGATAATATAGAACCACTTGAAATTGAAGGTGGTACATTTCCTTTTAAATACTTGGTTACAGCAATTTTAAGTAAAATTCAAGAAGCTAAAAGTGAAATTATCACTGAACCTAAAATGATTGTCAGTACTTCAAATAATATTGCAGATGAACACTAAACCATCTAATATTCCTTTGGTAGAACGTGAACAATCAATTAAAGAAATTTGCTCTACTATACTTGACATTTCTAATCCACCTCGACAATTAGAACGCATTTTTATTTTTGAATGTGTGATTAGTTCTGTGGCAATTTACTTTAATGTTGACAAACAAAATATTGTCAATTTAAAGAAACGTGGTCAATTTTCGGAGTTAAGGGGGATTTGTTATTATCTTTTAAATAAGCGACACAATCCCAATTTTACTTACGAAGTTATTGCTGAATACTTCAAAACTTACCCTTCAAAGATTTGCATTTTACACCACAAGGTAATTGATAGAATGAAGGCTAGGCTATACAATCTCGACCAAAATGTGTGCATCATTGAACGCAATATCAATGCTGTGATTAAACTGTATGAAGCTAATATTCAAAATTCTATATCAACATGTCAGCAAAGTTAGATTCAAAAATTCCAATTGAAAATCAAGCTGAATCTAATTCAGAATTGGAGGATATTACCAAAGTTTTGGAATCGGTAAATAATGGAAATGCTGAAACAGAAATTGATACCATAATCAATACAGCTCCAGCACCACAAAATTTTGAATTATCAAAGATGTTTGAGCCTGTGGTAGAACGTGAATATGCCACCAATCCCGAAGCTCAATTGAATAAAATGAGTGGTGTTGAAAATGTAAAAAATCATTCAGAATCAATACCTAAAGAAATTGAACAAGAGAAGAAACCATTGTTTAATTTCTTCAAAAAGGAAGATGTTAAGCAAGAACCAACCATAGAAAACATTGAAATTCCAAGTTCTGAAGTGCAAGTACCAACTATGCAGTTTCAAGAACCAATTGACCCAAATTTAACTGCAAGTCAGAATCTAACCGGGCAAATGGGTGTTACAACATCAGAATTGCTATGGAACAATTTTGAGCATGGTTTACCCGAATTGATGGGTACTTATGTGGTGAAAATTTCGGATTCGGTGGTGGAAGACCCAATCATAGATGAAGCCACACAATTAGCACTAAAAGAGGACATTGCCAAAAGGAATAAAGAAAATAAAGACCGTTTTATTATTCCAGAATGGTACAAAGACCAAATCAAAAAGCCATTACAAGCTCTTTGCGTAGAAAAAGGAATTGAAACTAGTATTCCTGTTGGAGTTCAATTGGCAATTGGAGTTGTTATCATGCTTGCTTTGTTTTTAATTCCAACCATTCTTGAAGTTAAAAAGAGTAATGATTTGTATCTGAAAAGGTTGGATGCACATTTCGCAGCACTTCGTAAGGAGGTTAAGAGTTCAGAGTCAAAGGTTGAGAGTTCTGAAAAGAAAGAATAAGTTTCAAAACACTAAACTCTGAACTCTAAACTCTGAACTCAAATGAGAGAAACCTTTGTAACCTTAGCAACAGGCTTGATGGGAATTGGTAAAAGTTACATTACCGAACAAATGGTAAGAGCTTATGCCAAAGCCCATCCCAAGAGGTCGATTTTGATTTTTGACCCCAATTTTGAAGAATCTTGGAATAAATTTCCAGCTATTCATTTTGACATTATGGAAATACAAAGGGCTAAGAAAGAAGAAGCAAAAAAAGGAATCCGTATAGTCACACAATCAGAAAAAAACCTCAAAAAACTTCCTCCAGGTATCTTTATTATAGCACCTTTCACTGTGTACAAAGAGCCAATGAATCAACCTCAAATGCTCTTAACTATGGTTACCATTTGCACCAATTACAGAGGTGGAATGTGTTTGCTAGAAGATGTAAACAAGTACACTATTTCATTTGAAAAGACTGAAATCCAATCAGCATTTAAAGCCATTAGGCATAGTTCGGTTGATTATATCATTCATTTACAATCCTTAAATCCTATTCGTCCTGTAATATTTGAAGCAACAAGATTAATAAGAATGCATTATGATGGATTTGATTTATACAAAATAAAAGAGAAAATCTCACAGTATTTTACCATTTGCAGAATTGCTCAAATTATTATCAATACCAAGTATAGAAAAGGTGAAGAAATAACTCGTAAATACCCTAATTGGGAACAAAACCCCAAACTTAAACAAGTAGTAAATGCTTATAAAAGATTATTTATATGGGTATTTACAAAAGATGAATACATTACAGGTGTTAAAAAAGAAGATTTCATTTTAGCATGTAACGAATACCTCACTGAATCACCTTCAGAATACAAACCTCAATTACAAAAAATACTTTTCCTCCAAAACCGCAAATCTCCCACACTAAACGACCACAACGAAGCTAGGGCAAATTGGATTAGGGAGCATTGGAGGTATTATAGGTGAGATTAGTAAGTTTTGCAAAATAGCTGAACAACCATTTCATTTAATGTCATTGAAAAACATTTGTATTTAACTCTACTTTGTCACATTTCTAACTTATTTCAAAAGTATCATTTATTTCACAATGTCGATATTTTTTGAATAATCTATTTTGTAATTTACAAGGAGTTAAAATTGGAATATTT